TGCCCTGAATGCAAACCTCAACGTAGATGACACTGGTAACACCTTTGCTGGTGTGCTTGGTGGTAAGTTCCGTGTCTACATCGATCCTTATGCTGCTAACAATTCTGCTAACCAGTATTACGTAGCCGGTTATAAGGGATCCTCACCTTATGACGCAGGACTCTTCTACTGTCCTTATGTTCCTCTCCAAATGGTTCGTGCCGTTGGTGAGAACACCTTCCAGCCAAAAATCGGGTTTAAGACTCGTTATGGCATGGTTGCCAACCCATTTGCCGAAGGCACCAATACAACCAACACTGGTCGTATCACTGCCAGCAGCAACCGTTACTACAGACGTGTTAAGGTCGCTAACCTTATGTGATCTAAATACCTTCAGTGTGAAGGAAGTGCGAGAGGGTCTTCGGACCCTCTTTTTTTATCTAAATACAAATAAAAACAATGGCAAGAGGATTTCCAAAACAGATAGCAAACAGAAATTTTCTTGCTCCTGTTGGATTTAAATTTACTTTGGCAAAAGAACCCAAAGTTGATTTTTTCTCAAACTCATGTAGAATACCAGAAATTAGTTTAGGGACAGCACTCCAACCAACATATCTCAAAGATATAGATGTTCCTGGAGATAAGTTAACTTACGGTGATTTCTCTTTTAGATTTCTTGTAGATGAAAATCTAGAAAATTACATGAAGATTCATAATTGGTTGACTGGATTGGGATATCCAGAAACAACACAACAATACAAAGATTTAACCACGAATGAAGATGGAATAAGAGATTCCTTAGAAGCATTCAGTGATGGCAATCTTCATATTTTGAATAGTAATTATAGAGATATTGCTATCGTAAAATTTAATGATTTATTTCCCGTATTTTTAACTCCACTAGAGTTTGAGGCAACAGATACGGACATAAACTACTTTACAGCAGAGGTCACTTTCAAGTATACTGTCTATAATGTAGTAGCTGCTGACGGTAGAACACCTTTATGAACCTTGAACAAATTCAGGAAATGTGGCAAAAAGATGCTGTCATAGATCCTGATAATTTACATGATGAATCACTAAAAGTTCCTCAACTCCACTCAAAGTATTACACAATATACAATACTATTACACTTCTTCGTGAAAAGGCAAGAAATAGTTACAATTGTATAAAGTTGGAAAGGTATAACTATTATACAGGTAAAGCACCAGCAGAAGTATATGTAGAGCATCCTTTTCCATATAAAGTCAGAGAAAAAGATGCAATACAAAGATATCTTGATGCTGATGATCAATTAACTACAATCGATTTAAAAATTAGATATTATGATGTAATGCTTAAGTTCTTAGAGGAAATCATAAAAACAATTTCCAATAGAACATATCAAATTAAAAATTCTATAGATTGGCACAAATTTCAAGCAGGTTTTAATTAAAATGTCAACATTTCCAGAAGATTATGATCCTAATGAAGATGTTTATAATCAATGGCACATTCAAATGACTATGGGTATTGATGAGGTTAGGGCACTTTATTCTGTAATAAATTATGCATATGAAACTTGGCCCGGTGCTCCTAGAAGACCATATGATGAACAAGAATATTTAAGAATGATGAAAAACCGTTTATTTGCAATGATTATGGATTATCAATTTACTGAGGTTTCTGGGGACGAATAAATACCTTTAAGTATTATTATGGGTATATGTCACATTTGATCATATCCAAGAAGAATGAGGTGTATCTTCAGGTAAAGGCAGAACCACACGTCTACTACGAGTTAGCAGACCAATTTACATTTGAAGTACCAGGTGCTAAATTCATGCCTCAGTATCGTAGTAAATACTGGGATGGAAAAATTCGTTTGTTTAATACACAAACTGGTGAGATATATGTTGGATTATTAGATAAAGTTATTCAATTTTGTAAAGATCATGAATATACTTATGAATTTGTAAGTAACAAATTTTATGGTATTCCTTTTGAAACAAATGATATGATTTCAAAGGAAGGTGTAAAAGATTATATGACTTCGATTAGTAAGTATTCTCCTAGAGATTATCAAATCGAGGGAGTATACGACGCCTTAAGACATAATAGAAGGTTGCTGATATCTCCAACTGCCTCTGGAAAGTCTTTGATGATATACTCGATTGTGAGATATCATGTTGAACGCGGACAAAATACTCTGATAGTCGTTCCGACGACTTCGCTAGTAGAGCAGATGTATAAAGATTTTGCAGACTATGGTTGGGACGTGGGTTCATATTGCCACAAGATTTATGCTGGACGAGAAAGAGAAACTGATTCTCAGGTAATTATTACCACCTGGCAGTCCATCTATAAACTTCCCCGCAAATACTTTTCTAGATTTAATGTGGTTGTTGGAGATGAGGCACATCAGTTTAAGAGTAAGTCACTAATATCTATAATGACAAAGCTTGGAGATGCTAAGTATCGTTATGGATTTACAGGAACTTTAGACGGCACACAGACGCATAAGTGGGTGTTAGAGGGACTGTTTGGTCCTTCATATAAAATCATTAGAACCAAGGAATTGATGAAGAAGGGGCATGTTGCAACACTGGACATCAATGTTCTTTTATTGAAGCATCCTTCACATAAATTTGAAAACTTTGAAGAAGAAGTTCAATATATTATCAATCATGAAAGAAGAAATAAATTCATCAGGAATCTGGCACTTGATCTAAAAGGAAATACATTAATTCTTTTTGCCAGGGTTGAGGGGCACGGACAACCATTATATGATTTGATAAATAATGGAAAGGTTGATAATCGTCATGTCTTTTTTGTTCATGGTGGAGTGGAAACCGAGGAGAGAGAAAGGGTTAGAGAAATTACTGAAAAAGAAAATGATGCTATTATCATTGCCTCTTATGGGACATTCTCTACCGGAATCAATATTAAGAACCTCCATAATATAATATTTGCCTCTCCTTCTAAGTCAAGGATTAGAAACCTTCAGTCTATTGGTAGGGTTTTACGGAAGGGGAATAATAAAACCAAGGCAACTTTATATGACATTGCTGATGATATCAGTTATAAGTCAAGAAAAAATTATACACTAAACCACTTAATAGAAAGAATAAAAATATACAACGAAGAAAACTTTAATTATGATATTGTAAACATACCGCTAAAAAACTAATGGGAGAAGAATTTTACGCAATTATAAAACTTGTTTCTGGTGAAGAAATTTTTTCTCTCATCATGGTTGATGATGAACAGGAAAATCCAATTATTATAATGCAGAATCCAGTGCTTATAAAAATGCTTCAATCACCACACGGAAGTTTTATTAAAGTAAAACCATGGATGGAGCTTAGTGAAGAAGATTTCTTTATGATTCGTCTTGATAAGGTTTTGACAATGACAGAATCTTCTAATGAAAAACTTATTGAAATATATAATAACTACATTAATGATAATGAAATGGATATTAATATGTCCAATAGTGGTGAAGTTAAACCTGATTCTAAAATGGGATATGTATCTAGTGTAGAAGATGCTCGTAAAGAATTGGAAGCACTCTTTAATAAAGAAATTAAAGAAAGCTAAAGCTCCCCTATCAACCCTAACAAAGGTATTCTACTGAGATTTGGACATCTTGTCAAGTTGTGTTATAATGTAATCACTTAGATTCATAGTAAAATGTCATGCCTAAAAAGAAACCCGAACATTATGTAAATAATAAAGAATTGTTAGAGGCAATGATAAATTATCGAAGCCGAGTAGAGCGTTCATATAAAAATACATTTGGTTTAGATTTAACAGAACAACCTAAAAAAGAAAGAGGAAAAAGATGGAAAGGAAAACCACCAATTCCAAATTATCTGGGTGAATCTTTTTTAAAGATTGCCACACATTTGTCTTATAAACCAAACTTTGTCAATTACATGTTTAGGGAGGATATGATTTCTGATGGAATCGAAAATTGCGTTCAGTACATACATAATTTTGATCCTGAGAAATCCAAAAATCCTTTTGCTTACTTTACGCAGGTTATACATTATGCGTTTCTCAGGAGAATCCAAAAAGAGAAAAAACAATTAGATATTAAAACAAAGATTATTGAAAAAACTGGTTATGATGAAGTCATGATGGTTGATGATAGCTTGCTTTCTGGTGATAGTTCGGAGTATAATAGTATTAAAGATGCTATTCAGTACCGAAATAATAATCGATGAAAGTTGCAATTTTGACTGATACACATTTTGGAGCACGAAAAGGTTCCAAGTATCTTCATGACTATTTTGAACTCTTCTATAAGAATGTATTTTTTCCTACTCTAAAAGAGTACAAAATTGATACTGTAATTCATATGGGTGATGCTTTTGATAGTCGCAAGTCTATTGACTATCAAAGTTTTGAATGGGCTAAAAGAGTTGTATTTGAACCCTTGAAAAAGTATGATGTTCATATGATTGTGGGTAATCATGATTGTTATTATAAAAATACCAATAATGTGAACTCACCAGCACTTCTTTTGGAAACATATAAGAATATTAAAACTTATAGTGAACCTACGGAAGTTAAAATAGATAATTTACAAGTGTTGTTTATTCCTTGGATCAATGCAGAAAACCTTGAAAGTAGTGTCCAATCTATTAAAGTTTCTAATAGCACATGTGCGATGGGGCACCTTGAGCTCAACGGATTTAGAGCGCATCGCGGACACACCATGGAAGAAGGTATGGATGGCGACATATTTGCGAAGTTCGACAAAGTGTTTTCAGGACACTACCATACACGGAGCGATGACGGACGAATCTTCTACTTAGGAAATCCATATGAGATGTTTTGGAATGATGTGAATGATCCTAGAGGATTTACTATTTTTGATACTGAAACACTAGAACATTTTCAAATCGATAATCCATATAAACTTTTTCATATCCTTTATTATAATGATGAACCAGCATCATTATTTGATGGTAGAGGGTATAGAGATAAAATCGTAAAGATTATTGTTCGTAACAAATCAAGACCTAGAGAATTTGAAAAATTTATTGATAAACTTTATAGTGCGGGTGTTCAAGAACTTAAGATTGTAGAAAACTTTGATATTCAAGAGAGTGATGATTTTATAATCTCTGAAGAAGAGAGCACTATATCTATTTTAAATAGATACATTGATGAGTCTGAATTTGAACTTGATAAAAATATTATCAAAAGTATATTTCAAGACTTATATAAACAGTCCTGTGAAGTAGAATGATATGTTTGTCCTAACTCTCAAAGATCAGCAAGATGACGGTGCTTATGCCGTACAAGATAAGCACGGACATAAAGTTCTTTTCTTATTTGAGGAGGAAGACGATGCAGAAAGATATGCTATGATGTTGGAAATTGAAGAAGAACAATCAATGTCTATTGTTGAGGTTGATGATGATCTTGCCATAAAAACTTGTAAACTGCATGACTATAAGTATGCAGTTATTACTCCTAATGATATTGTGATTCCCCCTAAATTAAACAATGATTGAGTTCAAAAAAATTCGCTGGAAAAATTTTCTATCTACAGGTAATTATTTTACAGAAATTTCTTTAAACAAAGATAGTACAAATCTAATTCTTGGAACAAACGGTGCAGGTAAATCTACTATGTTAGATGCCTTGACTTTTGGGTTGTTTAATAAACCTTTTCGTAAAATTAATAAACCTCAACTTGCTAATACTATTAATGAAAAAGATTGCTTGGTTGAAGTTGAATTTGGTGTGAATGGAAAGGAATATCTTGTTCGTAGGGGAATTAAGCCAAATGTTTTTGATATTGAGGTGAATGGAAATCTTCTCCATAAAGAAGCAGATGATCGAGCAAATCAAAGAATTCTTGAAGAGAATGTTCTCAAATTAAATTATAAGTCCTTTACTCAGATTGTTATTTTGGGTAGTAGCACATTTGTACCTTTTATGCAACTTACGACTGCTAATCGTCGTGAGGTAATTGAGGATCTTTTGGACATTCGTATTTTTTCTGCGATGAGTAATCTCCTCAAAGAAAATATGAAAGAGAAGAAAGATCAGATAAAATCGTTAGAGTTAAAAAAATCTAATCTTAAAGAAAAGATTGAAATGCAGCAACAATTTATTAATGAATTAGAGCAAAGAGGTAATTCTAATATAGCAGAAAAAAATAATAAAATAGATAAATTTCAAAAAGAAATTAATATTTACATTGAGGATAATATACTCAATCAAAAAGAAATTGATCTTTGTACAACAGAACAAGAGAAAGTTTCTGGGTCTAAAAATACCTTAGTTAAACTTAATAATCTTAAAGGTAAATTGTCTCAAAAAGTAAGTACAATTACCAAAGAACATAAGTTTTTCACTGAAAATACGGTTTGTCCTACTTGTACACAGGACATTGAAGAAGAGTTTCGTGTAAATAGAATTAATGATGCTCAAAATCAAGCAAAAAAACTAAAAGAAGGTTATGAAGAACTTGAAAAAACAATTAAACTTGAGCAAGAAAGAGAGCATTATTTTACTAAACTTTCTCGGGAGATCACAACTCTAACACATGACATTTCTCAAAACAATACTCGGATCAATTACAAACAAAAACAAATCCGAGAACTTGAACATGAAATTCAAACTATTACCAGTAACCTCCAGAACAGAAATACTGAAAATGAAAAGTTAGAAGAGTTCCGAGAAAGTCTTCAAAAAGCATTTGAAAATCTATCATCAAAAAGAGAAGAATTAGTTCATTATGATTTTGCCTATTCTCTTCTAAAAGATGATGGTGTAAAAACAAAAATCATCAAAAAGTATCTTCCATTTATCAATCAACAGATAAATCGATATCTTCAGATGATGGATTTTTATATTAATTTTAAACTTGATGAAGAATTTAATGAGACTGTAGAATCTCCAATTCATGAAAAGTTTTCCTATGCCTCTTTTAGTGAGGGTGAAAAAATGAGAATTGATTTAGCACTTCTGTTTACTTGGAGAGAAGTGGCAAGAGTTAAAAACTCTGTGAATACAAATCTTCTTATTATGGATGAGGTATTTGATTCTTCACTTGATGGATTTGGAACAGAAGAATTTCTTAAAATTATTAGATTTGTTATTAAGAAAGCAAATGTTTTTGTCATCTCTCACAAAACTGGATTAGAAGATAAATTTGAAAGTGTGATAAAATTTGACAAAGTAAAGGGGTTTAGTAGAATAATCTAAATACCCAAAGGTAGCGTAATACATATGCTTTCAACAAAATATCGTCTTAGATTGGAGTTTATTTGTAAATGTATAATGAATGGCGAAGAGGTAAAATTAGACGACATGATCTGGGCTGATAAATTGGCGAAAGCAAATAGATCCGCTGCTGAAATGCTTAGGCAAGCAAGGCGAAAATCTCAAAATCCAGACATGGAGGAAGGTAGTCTTGATGATTTTATGAATAGGATGGATTTAGGAGATCCTGATCCATCCAATCATAAGAGTGGATTTGATAGTCCAGATGAAATTGCAGAATGGTTTCACAAAGAAAAAACTGATGATTGGAGGCAACATGACTGAAAGAAATCATGTACCAAGATGGAGAATAGAAAGAATTGCCGAAGAACTAAAGGGTGAAGTTAAATATTACACCTGTTGTCATAGCAACAAAAAAGTATTTAAAAAAATTGTTATTACTTATGAAGAATCTTAAAAACGAAACTAGAAATTTATTGACGAGAATACAACTTAATAATATTATTAAACTTTTGGGTGCCGAACTTCATGAGCAAGATGTTTTAGATACTCATGGAGTATTAAAAAAACGTATTGTAATCACTTACAAGGAGGAAAATTAATGCAAGCAGTAATTTACTCAAACGGAAGTCAAGAGTGTGAGAGAATTTGTATGTTACTCAAATCCATTGGTGGAGAATATTTGGAATATCGTTTAAATAATCATTTTAGTCAGAGAGCATTTGAGGCAGAGTTTGGTGAGGAGGCGACATTTCCACAAGTGGCACTAGGCTCCAAGCACATTGGTGGAATGAAGGATACACTACAGTATATGAAAGATGCTGGATTACTACCATGAAAACTCCGAACTGGCAGCACAATTCTGGAAAGGAAAAGAAGGGTAAGGGAACTTGTAAGGGGCGACTTCGATCCAGAAAAGAGTCCTTGAGACAGTTGAAGAACCGGTACATAACCTCCCCGAAACGGGAGGTTTCGTCGTATATTGGATTCAACTGAAACGAACCGATGGCAGTCTCTCACGAAATCAAGTCACAACTTGCCAAGCTTCTTGCCACAGAAGACCTTGTTGTAGAGCACAGAAAAGTAGAGACTGCCTGCTTTAACGTTCATACACGGGTTCTGACTCTTCCTATGTGGGAGAAAGCAAGCAATAAAGTATATGATATGCTTGTTGGGCATGAAGTCGGACATGCTCTGTATACTCCTGATGAAAATTGGATTAAGGAGCATAAAATTCCACCTCAGTTTGTAAATATTGTTGAAGATGTTCGTATCGAAAAGTTGATGAAGCGTCGTTATGCCGGTATCAGCAAAACTTTTTATCATGGATACAAAGAACTTTCTGATCAAGATTTCTTTGGAGTTGAATGTGATGATATTTCTAAAATGAATCTTGCCGATCGTGTGAATCTTTATTTCAAGGTTGGTAGTTTTTGTGATATCTTTATCAAAGATGGTGAAGAAAAAGAAATTGTTAATATGATTGATTCTACAGAAACTTTTGCTGATGTCCTTTTTGCATCTAAGATTCTTTATGAATACTGTAAGAAAAAACAAAGTGATCAAGCAAAAGATGAAATGAATCCTGTTGAAGGAAATTCAAAGGAAAATGGAAATTCTTCCGAAAGTAATAGTGATGTAAGTCATAAAGAGTATCAGGAAAATGCTGAATCCATTGAAGAAGAAAATGAGACTTCAGAAACTTCCATGAGTCCAGATTTTCAAAATCAAAATAAAGATAATGAACCTGAGATAAAAACAATGAGTAATTTTGAGGAGTCCTTGAAAGAACTAATTGATGATAGTGGTTCAGAAACTGGATATTATGAAATTCCTGAAATAAATATTGAGAATATTATTATTTCTAATGCTAAAATACATGATGAATGTAATAATTCTTGGAAAGAAACTATTAGTGAAGATATTAGTTTTGTAGATAATCAATATACTAAGTTCAAAAAATCCGTACAAAAAGAAGTAAATTATCTTGTTAAAGAGTTTGAATGTCGCAAATCTGCTGATTCTTATGCCCGTGCCATCACTAGTCGAACTGGAGTTCTAGATACAGGAAAACTTCATACTTACAAATATAATGAAGACTTGTTCAAGAAAGTTACGGTTCTTCCTGATGGCAAAAATCACGGACTAATTTTTATTCTTGATTGGTCAGGTTCTATGTCTGAAGTTTTGTTGGATACTATTAAACAAATGTTTAATCTCATTTGGTTTTGTAAAAAAGTAAATATTCCTTTTGAAGTTTATGCATTTACTTGCGATTATCCCAATCAAAGATATGCTGATAATCCTCAACCACTTTCTGAAAAACGTGTTGGTGTATTTTCTCTTGGAAATTGGTTCTCTTTGATGAATATTCTTACTAGTAAAGTGAATACAAAAGAACTAGAAAAGCAGATGAAAAATATTTTCAGAATAGCGTATAGGCTTAGAAGTAATGTGTATTACGAAATTCCTCCCGGTATGGGATTGTCTGGAACTCCACTGAATGAAAGTTTGGTTTGTTTGAATGCTATTCTTCCAAGATTCAAAAAAGAACATAAACTTCAAAAAGTTCAGTGTATTGTTTTGACTGATGGTGAGGGAGCACCATTAAAAACTTATAAAGAAGTTCAACGTCCTTGGGAAGAAGAACCTAAACTATGTGAAATGTGGCCATCTCAGAATTCCTTCCTTCGTGATCGAAAAACGGGAAATACTTATAAATTGAGTGGTACTTATGAACACTATTCACATTTCACTACTGTTATGCTAAACAATCTTCGTGATAGGTTTAAAGATGTAAACTTTATTGGAATTCGTATTATACCTCCCAGAGAAATCCATGGTTTTCTTAAATATAATGATTATTCTAATAATATTAAACTATGGAAAAAAAATAAATCCGTTACTATTACCAATGCGGGGTATCATAAGTATTTTGGACTTTCTTCATCTGCACTGTCCAATCAATCAGAATTTGATGTTGATACTGATGCCACAAAAACTCAAATCAAAAATGCTTTTGTCAAGAGTTTGAGGTCTAAAAAAATGAATAAAAAAATCTTAAATGAGTTTATAGAGCTTATTGCCTGATAAATATTTTTATAGTAAATGGTAACACAAATGTCTAGATTTGGAGATTTAGTGGGTGGTAAAAAAGCACCTGCTTCTACACCTGCACCAGCACCTTCTGCTCCCACTCCTCCTGCGCCTGTAGAAGTCGCTACTCCAGAAGCAACTTCTATTGCTCCAGAAGAGGTTGTTGAAACTATTTCTGATGAAAGTGATATTTCACTCGATACTATGAGTAAGGTAGAACTTGAAGAATATGGTAGAGAATTGGGAATTGAACTTGACAGAAGACATAGTAAGAAAAGGTTGATTAGTGAAATTGAGGAAGCACTGGACAATCTTTGAACTGTCTACTCTGCCCCTGACTCTGCCCCACTCTGCCCTATAATAACTTCAGTTGAAACAAACCACCTACATCATGTCCTTGTCTTCTGATTACATTCGTACTTCTCTCCAAAGTCTTTATGGAGATTTGGTTACAAGTGGAGATATTCGTGCTTGGTGCGCGATGAATAGTGGAAGTTATCAAACCATTACGAATAAACTAGAACAGTATAAGATTAGTCGTGGCAAATGGAATCTTGAAGTGACGCAACAAAAAGTAGAGCAAATCGAAAAAAATTATCAGGCACCTGCTGCTCTACCTGCTATTGAACAAAACCTTATTCCTCAGAAAGATGATACCTTCATCCGCTTTGGTAACTTCGGTGATATTAAAAAAATTATTCAGTCCCGTCTTTTTTATCCGACGTTCATTACGGGATTGTCCGGTAATGGTAAAACTTTTTCAGTCGAACAAGCGTGTGCCCAACTCGGACGAGAACTCATCCGTGTAAATGTTACTATCGAAACTGATGAAGATGATCTTATTGGTGGTTTCCGTCTTGTTAATGGCGAAACCGTCTGGCACAATGGCCCAGTCATTGAAGCCCTCCAGCGAGGTGCTATTCTGCTCCTTGACGAAATCGACCTCGCAAGCAACAAAATCCTCTGTCTTCAGTCAATTCTTGAAGGAAAAGGAGTTTTCCTCAAGAAGATTGGCAAATTCATTACGCCCGCAGAAGGTTTCAACGTATTCGCAACCGCCAATACAAAAGGTAAAGGTTCCGATGACGGACGATTCATTGGTACTAATGTGCTCAACGAAGCCTTTCTTGAGCGTTTCCCCGTAACCTTTGAGCAAGAGTACCCCACTCCTGCCAATGAAGCAAAAATTCTTAGTAAAGTTGCTGATACTCTTGGCATTAATGATGATAACTTTATCTCTCGTCTAGTTGATTGGGCAGATATTATTCGTAAAACTTTCTTTGATGGAGGTATTGATGAAGTTATCAGTACTCGTCGTCTGATTCACATTATTCGTGCTTATAGTATCTTTGGTGATAAGGTAAGTGCAATTCAAAATTGTATCAATCGTTTTGATGATGAAACTAAACAGTCTTTTATTGAACTGTATGATAAGGTAGACGCCGATTTTAAGATGCCTGACGATAATGCTTCTGTCTCTAATGTTGACGAACAGGAGATTGCCTGATATAATGACTAATGCTTGGAGTTTACTTTACGATGAATTGGGCATGACTGAACATTCCAAACGCTATTACGAGTATGATCGTAATGATCCTAATAGAAAAATGCTAGAATCAGTAAATGCTGATGGGTATTCATTTTCTATTATCCCAGCAGACACAAAAGACTGGGAAGATTTTTGGGACACTCTAAATCAGCAAAATAATGACATTGATTTGACTATGGACACTAACAACTGTAAATGGAAATATTCTGAAGAAGCAATAGTCGATGAGCTTCTTGAATATATTCGCAGCACTTACAAACAACACTACTCTGCCGGTGATGAAGAGATTCAAACTCTTGATTTGATTGAGGCATGTGGTGATGGTGAAGCATTCTGCCGTAGTAACATTCTTAAGTATGCTTCACGATATGATAAGAAAGGAACGGCACGAAGAGACATTCTAAAAATTCTTCATTATGCGGTTCTTCTTATGTATTTTAATGATAAGAATGCTCAAACCGAATCTTATCCTCAATGAAACTTCGTGACAAAAAAATGAAACTGTCTGAAAAAACTCTAAACATCCTTAAGAATTTTTCTTCCATTAATCAATCCATTCTTGTAAAGCAAGGTAATAAACTTCGTACTATTTCTGTTGCCAAGAATATTTTGGCAGAGGCAGAAATTAAAGAAGAGTTTCCCCGTGACTTTGCCATCTATGATCTTAATCAGTTTCTAAATGGTCTGAGTCTTCACCAGGATCCTGAAATGGATTTCTCTCCAGATTCTTACCTCTCCATTCGTGAAGGTAAGCGTAGGGTAAAATACTTTTATGCTGATCCTAATGTGATCATTTCTCCTCCAGAAAAAGAAATTCAACTTCCTTCACAAGATGTTTGTTTTCAACTCGATAGCGTCACACTTGAAAAGTTGTTGAAGGCAGCAGCAGTATATCAGCTTCCTGATCTTTGCGCTGTTGGAGAAGGTGGTGTTGTTAAACTTGTTGTTCGTGATAAGAAGAATGACACCTCTAATGAGTTTGCTATTGTTGTTGGTGAAACTGATAAGGAGTTTGCATTTAACTTCAAGGTTGAAAACATTAAGATTATTCCTGGTGCCTATGATGTTATTGTATCATCCAAACTTTTATCACAGTTTACAAATTCCAATCATGATCTAAAGTATTATATTGCTCTGGAACCTGATTCTGTTTATGAAAATTGATATACCATTAAGAATTATAGGTAGTGTTTTTGTTATCACTGCCTATTTTATTATACTTCATGTCAATGTAACGACTGGTGCTATTGTAAATTTAATAGGAGATTCTATATCTCTTCCTTTTTTTATAAGGACAAAATCGTGGGATGTTGTTGTTATGTTGATATTTCTTATGACTATTGGATTTTACAAACTGATTTTATGATTTATTATGAGTGATTTTATTTGGGTTGAGAGATATCGACCACAAACGATTGAAGAGTGTATTCTCCCCGAGGCAACTAAAAAAACATTTCAAAGTTTCCTAGATAAGGGAGAGATCCCCAATATGCTACTAGCGGGACCTCCTGGTATTGGTAAGACAACAGTAGCAAAGGCACTATGTAATCAACTAGGAGTAGACTATTATGTCATCAATGGATCCGATGAGGGACGTTTTCTCGATACGGTCAGAAACAATGCGAAATCTTTCGCTTCGACCGTCTCGCTTTCTTCAGATGCAAAACACAAAGTCATCATTATTGATGAGGCAGATAACACGTCCAATGATGTACAACTCCTCTTACGGGCGTTTATTGAGGAGTTTGCTGGTAACTGCAGATTCATCTTCACCTGCAACTACAAAAACAAAATCCTTGAACCTCTCCATTCCCGTTGTGCTGTCATTGAATTTGGAATCGGTGGAAAACAAAAACAATTCATTGCCGCACAATTTTTCAAGCGACTCCAAGAAATTTTGGGACTTGAGCACATTGAATATGACAACAAAGCTCTCGTCGAACTCATCAACAAACACTTCCCAGACTGGCGAAGAGTCCTTAACGAATGCCAAAGATACTCCGTTTCTGGGAAGATTGATTCGGGCATTCTCGCAACGTTTTCGGACGTTTCAGTAAATGAACTTGTTAAAGACCTTAAAAACAAAAATTTCTCAGAAGTCCGGAAGTGGATCGTTTCTAATTTGGACAATGATACTAGCGTTCTTCTTAGGAGGATTTATGATTCTCTTTATGATTCGTTGGTTCCTGGTAGTATTCCTGCTGCTGTGCTTGTTCTCGCTAAGTACCAGTATCAGGGCGCGTTCGTGGCGGATCAGGAGATAAATATGCTTGCTTGTTTAACTGAATTAATGGTGGAATGTGAGTTCAAATGAAAAAGAAAATTGATAAGATTATTGATAAGTCTTTGAGATTTCATCATCGAGATATTCATAAAGAATTTACTGAAATGAAACTCAGAGCACAGGTAAAATCTAAGTGGTATTACATTTTTTGGGGTATTGCCACTGTTTCTGTTTTTCTGGGACAACTATATGTTGGATCTGGATATCGTATAATGTCCGAAAGTGTAAACTCGCTTATTGAATATGGGTCTTCTAAAAATTGATAAAAATAATTTGGTGGAACCAAAAGTAAAGACTACACCACAGAACGTATCAGAGGCAAATAATGCACTATTCCGTGCTAAAATGACTCTACCTGCTGCCGCAAAACATTGTGGTATGACTCATAAGGAAATGAAACTGACCTTCTGGGAATATTTGAAGTATAACAAACCTGATTATGAAGTCCCTTAAAACACCTTTACGCTACCCTGGCGGTAAGAGTCGAGCATGTACAAAATTGGATCAGTTTATTCCCGATCTTAGAGATTATACGGAATATAGAGAACCATTTCTTGGTGGTGGTAGCGTTGCCATTCACATTACTAAAAAATATCCACATCTGGATATTTGGGTAAATGATTTATATGAACCTCTTTATAATTTTTGGAGAGTTCTCCAAGATGATGGACATGCTCTTTATAAAAGACTTCAAGATTTAAAGTCTAGATATCCTGATGAGGCATCTGCCAGAGGATTATTTTTAGAAGCAAAAGATGTTGTAAACGATTATGCTCAACCAAATTTATTTCGTGCTACTGCTTTTTATATCATTAACAAGTGTAGCTTTAGTGGTCTCACTGAATCATCCTCATTCAGTAGACAAGCAAGTGTCTCAAACTTCTCAATGCGAGGAATCGAAAAACTTCCAGGATACACTCAAATAATTAAAAACTGGAAGATTACAAATTGGTCCTATGAAGGACTACTGACGGATTCAAAATCATGTTTTACATATCTTGATCCTCCTTATGACATTAAAGATAATCTTTATGGTAAAGGTGGTGATATGCATAAGAAGTTTGATCATGATGACTTTGCCTCAGATTGTGATCGATTTATAGGTCATCAGTTAATATCTTATAATTCATCACAATTAGTTAAAGATCGTTTTAAAGGATGGGAAGTTGGTGAGTTTGATCTCACATATACTATGAGATCCGTTGGTGAATATATGAGAGAACAGCAACAACGCAAAGAACTACTACTTTTTAATTATGGAATTGAAGGATTGGTTGAACAGTATCAATCAGACGAAGAAGCATCTGATTGATGAAGACCCCTCTATTGAAAAAGAATATCCTCCTTATATTGTGAACCGTTGTTTCTCTGGGCACATCGATACTTTGATGTTTGCTAATGAGATGAATAAGTATAACTTTCTTCCAAAGAAACTTCAATACGATTTTCTTATAAATATTGTGAGGAAAAAGAAGAGATTTTCTCCCTGGCTCCGACAAGATAAAATCAAAGATCTTGATTATGTCAAACGTTATTATGGTTATAGTAATGAAAAGGCAAAGCAGGCTTTGAAAATACTGACACAAGAACAATTAGAGTTCATTAAATCGAAATTTGACACTGGAGGAAAAAGATGAGTGTGGTTAGAGAACCTGAGGTGAGTTGGTCTCCCGAACAAATGGTTGAAATTGTCCTGAATGAACCGGATGATTTCCTCAAAGTACGAGAAACCTTGACGAGAATCGGAGTCGCGTCACGGAAGGAAAAGAAAATCTATCAATCCTGCCATATTCTGCACAAACAAGGTAGATATTATTTGGTGCATTTCAAAGAGTTATTTGCATTAGATGGTAAACATGCAAATCTGACTCTTAATGATGTTCAACGTCGTAATCGTATTGCTCAGTTGCTTGCCGATTGGGGTCTCATTAGTATTGTTGATGTAAATAAAATTACTGATATTGCACCACTTAATCAGATTAAAGTCCTTGCATATAAAGATAAGCAAGACTGGATTCTTGAAACCAAGTATAATATTGGATCTAAAAAGAAACGTACAGAAGAAACCGAATAAAAATGAGCGGGTTTCA